AAACTGTCTGCTTAGGTTGCTCCTGTACTGCTGGTTCTTGTGGTTTGAATATAGAAGTTTTTGGTAAATCTATATTTTTCATATGACCACCTTTCATTACAGGTCCTAAATCTTTTTTAAATGCATTCATAATAGTTGGTGCTAAAAATGCTCCTACTTTTAATCCATCTTCGTTTTCAATGTCACCTGTTTTAGTAAATACGCTTTGTATCTTTTCTTTGATTCTATCGTTAAAAGATTCTATTTCAGTTACAATGTTTTGTAGATCGATTACAGCCGTCTTAAATCCTTTTAAACCATCATACTGATCTGATAAAGCAGCTAATCCCATTGTAGCAGCTTCATTTAATGCTTGATCATTTAAAGTTTTCTTAATTATAGATTTAATAGCCTCTTTTAACTGCTCATCTTTACCCATTGCTTTTTTAATAGCTTTGTCTTTAGCAGCCATGTAATCATCTTTATCTATATCTCCGTCTCCGTCGTGATCTTTACCTTTCTTTTCAGATACTTTAGTTACTACTTTAAATAAACCTGGGTATGTTTTTTCGAAGTGTTTAGCTTGCTCGTAACTACGGCCAAAAACAAATTCGTCTAATTCATCTCCATCGGTATAGGTCGTAACATCTGCTTCACCGTCTTCAATTTCATCTTCAGTAGCAAATGCATATGGAGTATCTGCTAGTTCACCTGATTCTACGTCAAAGGCTACTTCTGGAGTTAGTAATTCAATGTGGTAGTCTACTTCTTCTTTTACTGTAGTTTCATCTACATAATCAGTATTAACTGATACATACTCTTCAAATTCNGCTATAGGATCTNCNCCGTTGATTAAATCGTTATAATGAGTCTTAATAAAATCAAGAGCTATACTTTGAGACAAGTCTGGGTATTTACTTCTAATTATATCAATTACTGCTCCTATTGCTAATTTTTTTTCTTCTAAAGACATTTCAGGAGCTTCTTCAACAACATCATTAGTCATTACTTTTTCAACTTCTGCTAATTTTTTAGCATCTGACTGTGCTTTCTCTCTTTCCATGTCTCTAATCTTGTCAGCTGCCTTTTTAAGCTTGTCGACATCAACTCCTAATTTTGCTGCTAGATCATCAAGCTTACCTTCTTTAAGCATTACTTTAGCTTCTTTTAAATCAGCCTTCTTCATACCGTTAAATACGTCTACTTTATCAGATCCTCTTTTAACTTCAACTTCTCTATCGTGCTTGTCTACTTTTGATGATTCACCTGAAAGTAAGTTTAGGTAGTGGTTAGAATCTTTTTCTAAATTATCTTTTGCTTTTTTAGTTGCAGCCGTTAATTCATCAGCTTTTATATTAAACTTATCATGAGTTAATACTCCTGCTGCTTGAAGTTCATATTGAACACCTCTTTCAAGTGCGTCAAGTGAGTAAGTTAATGCTGGTCTATCATCATATACTTTAACATTTTCAAATGCTTCGTTTATAGGAGCATCAAAGATCATTTGTTTATTTTTAAGAATTTGAACTGTATCATCATATCCGTTAAACTTAGTTACAATATTAGGAAATTGTAATCTCATCTGGCGAACAAATTCTCCTTTGGCAAGCCTACCTTCTAGTACGGCTTTATAATTTTCTGTTACTCTTACTGCTTTCATAAGTAATCAAACATTTTAGTATTCGACGGCCTTTTCGGTCGTTGTTGCTGTTTCCAGCCTATTTTTGTTAATGTCTTTTTTGCCCTTTTACCTTTGCCAAATGCCTTTGGTGTAGCATATTGTGCTCCAGTTCCAGGAGTAAACGTTGCGGACCCACCAGTTACGTTGGCTTCGTCCAATTCTTGCATTACCTCTCTTACTAGTTTAACAAGATTAAATCTTGTCATAGCTTTTTGAGCTCGTTAACTAGTTCGTAGTACTGCATTAACTTAACTAGATGATTGTCATCAATTCTTTCTTTGTTAGAAACAGGCTTTATAGCCTTAGAGATTTCATCTAATTTAATTTTAACAACCTGGTTATCAACATTAGCTGCTAGTTCGTTGACTAAACTGCTTAATACTTCAAACTCTTTATTAACTATATTACGTAAACGTGTACCGGAATTAACCGATGTAATAAATTCTTTTAAGATTCTTTTCTGTTCAGGTAAAAGATCTTTATACTTATCGTTGAATTTTTCTAATAAGATTTTAAACGTTAAAAGCTTTAAATCTTTATCGTATTTAGAATACTCTTCAACTAATGCATCTTTTACTTCATTCTCATCTTGAGGTTTAGAAGTTAAATGCTCTAAAATAGTAGTCTTATTGTCTACTAGCATCTGAGGGTCAATAAGTGTTTCAGTATTTTGTCCCTCTAGTAAACAATATAATGCTGCTAATGCTTTGTAGTCTCTAACTTGAATGCCAAAAAATTCATTAATATCGTAGTTTTCTTTAATTGCAGAAATTAAATTATATTTCTGCTTTTTAAGTACTCTCTGATCTAATTTTCTTGATACTTCAGTAATAGTCGAGACTATCGTTTCTGCTTTTGATTGTGATACATTTCTATTACGAACTATAAATTCATATAGTTTGTACTCTTTTGCAAGAGTTGATTTATTAGCAAAATGTTCCTTTATAATAGAAACAGCTTCAGAATCCTTATTATTTAAGGTATCTGATGCAATCTGTTTTACTAACAATTCAAATATTAGTCCTGTATTACGGAATTTTGAATGTTTTATCTTCATTATACACGTTTACTATATATAAATATGTATTAGTTTCCTAAATCTTTGATGTTATCTTCATTAAGAAGATCTGCCTCAGATTTAGTTTCTTTTTTAAATACAATATTTTTGAGTGATTCTTTATTCTTATGGTAGACAGCCTGGGTTGTAATGTTCTCCATTACATTTTCATTGTCGGATGGATAGCCTCCTTGCATACCATGGACCCCTAGAGGATCACGTCCTCCTAAAGCGTCATTTGTGCCGTATATAGAGGCTTTCTCTCTTGGTCTGCCTCCTTCTGGTCCTGGTTGTCCCCATTCTTGTTCTTTTTCAGGTTCTACTTCTGAATAACCTGTCGGTAATTCTTCTGGTGATCCTCCTTTGGGTGTTGATACTGACCTTCTACCGTACATAGAAGCTAGATCATGAGGGGTACCGTAAGTTACTCCAGACTTAGCTGGATCGTTTCCTTCTGCTTCTATTTGAGCTAGTCTAAAGAGTCTCTTACTATCTTCTTTGACAAGCTCTCTCATTTCCATATAAGCATCTTCAGATAAATCGAATATATTTTCGTAAATATAATCAGTAGAGAATAGTTTAGTATCTTTCATTTGATTAGCTAAATCTACCTTTTCTTTTAAAAGAGCTACTTTTTCTTGTTCAAAGATTATAGAAGGAGTAGTTAACTTAAGTTCGAAGTTAGTTAAGCTTTCTCCTGTGAATCCTTGTGTGTATAAATGTACTAGAGCTATTTTGGTTAACTCTGATTCCATTATCTTTTGAATACGTTCTACTGTTCTTGCAAATCTTATATCTTCTGCCGCTAAAGTAGCTTTACCTTGTAGATCTCCTTCAAATCCAAAATATGCTTTTGGTATTTTAAGAGCTGCAAACATTTTAGCTTGTAAGTACTCAACATCTTTAGTTCCATCGTATTCTAATCCTTTTGTAGTTTCAATTCTAGTAGAAGTGTCTCCTCCTCTTACAGGCATATAGAAGTCCTCCATCATATTCTGCATATTGAAACGTAAGTTGTATTGTCCATCATCTCCTATATAAGGAGTCTTTTTCATACCGTTAATAGTCTTTTGCATAAACTGCTCTACTTCAGCGGGTGGAACGTTACCTACATTTATATAGAACATTCTCTTCTCAGGTGCTCTCATTATACGGTGAATTAACATCGCATCTTCCATTAATGTAACTTGCTTGAATATTTTTCTAGCTGGCTCTAAATAAGATCTACCATAAGGTAGGTAGTTTGTATCTGATATTAATCTAAAGTGAGCTACTTCATAATTATCAAATTCTACTATCTTTGATTCGTCTCTTCTCTTTGGTAAGTAGTTAGGGTGTTGTGATGATGCTAGACCGTCTGGATCTAGTCTAAAGTTTACCGCTGCAGGATTTTCAGGATCCATTCCTTCTTCTCTTATCATATGGTAAACTGTATAAGGTAGTACATTATATATTCCAAACTTCTCAGCTACCTCTAACTTTAAAAAAAAGTCTCCATACTTACACATATTTCTAGTCCATGACCATAAGTTAAACTCTATATTTAATACGTCATAGAATAAATTATAAAGTACTCTTTGAATATTCTCATCAGATGATTTAATACCTAAAATCTCATTTTGATCGTTTTTTATAGTAGCTTCATCAGCTATAATATCTAATGCAGAAGCTATAATTGGATCTGTATCCATTGCTTCATAGTCAGAGTATAATTGAATCCTTAATGTTTGGTAATTAAGGTTTGGATTAAATATATTTCTATTATTGTAGATATAGAGTCTGCTAAACCTATCTACTAATGAGTTAGTCTGGTATCTACCTGTAGACTGTATCTGATTAACATCAGCTAGTTTTAACTGGTCTCCTCCTATGTTCCTAACTATAACGTCATTGGAAAAGAGTCTTCTTAGTCTACCAAATACGGATTTATCTGCCATTTAATTGATTTTATATATATAAATAGTATTACTTTAAGAGCCAACGAAGATCTTCCTCGCCTTGCCCTATCTTATAAAGATAAGGATTTTCTCTCTGATTTCCAACATTTGTCATAACAGCTTTGTTTTGAGCGTTTAAATTACTAAATGATGATAGCTGTGCTCTAGCTAAATCCATACCTTGTTGTCTTAATCTAAGTGCTGTATCTCTAACATATAGAGCTGTTGCACATGAGATAACTAAATCATCGTTATACCTATCTTGTGCTTGAGCTTTACCGTTTTTCCATATAAACACCCTCATTTCTCCTACCAGTCTTTTAGATTGAATGGTAACTGATTTATCTCTCATATACTCTATCATCTTAGCTATTACTAGAGGTCTGGTTCTAGACGACATTGTAAATCCAGGAACAAGTTTATCTCTTTCATACTTGTGCATATAAGATTCTACCGATTCCATTTGTGCTGTTGAGCTATAGTATATATTCTTATACTCCCTTTCTATTAACTGTTCTATGGTAGCCCAGCCTATATTTGCATTCTCACATACAAGTAGTGCGTCATTATATTCTGATGCTATTCCTACTAGTACATTTCCAAATTCTTTAGGAGATATCTTACCTTTATATTCTGCTACCTGTACACATTGTTCTATATCAAATACATGAAATGCAGAATAATCGGTTGAATCACCTCTTGCAACATCAGCTACAACCATGTATGATTTACTATAATCAACTCCTTCCCATACCCATAAATTACCATCTACTCCTCTTCTTTCTAAAGGATCTTTGATATATGTTTCTTCAATAAATAACATATCATCTGGTTCAAATACTGTATCACCAGAGGCTAAGAAATCACAATCACATTCCTGACCTGCCATTCTAGGGCCAAGGTCTGCATCTTGTTGATCTCTCCATTTTTGATCTCTTTCTGGATGTACTGTCCAGGGTAATCTTATTGGTAAAAATGAATTTTCTCTAGTTTCTGCTTTTTCCCATGTTTGGTGAAACCAGTTACCAACACCATTAGGAGTTGATAGTGCCATACACTGTCCACCGGTAGCTAACGTTTGTTGTGCTGCTGTGAATGTTTCATCTACATTCTCAATAAAGGCAGCCTCATCCATTAGCAATAGTGATACCGCTTCTGATCTTGCAGCATCTGGTGAGGATGATTTAGCTTGTATTTTTGAACCATTTTTAAGTCTTAAAGATAATTTATTCTTTTCAACTGAGGGTAACTTTAACCATTTAGGTAATTCGTCATACATAAATATTACCTTAGTTACTAGGTTTCTAGCAGTTGCTTGAGTGGTTGCTAATGCTAATACGTTTTTATCTTTATGGAATAACATTAACCATAAACTGTAAGCTGAAGCCAGGGTTGAGATACCTAACTGTCTGGACTTAAGAGTAATAATGTACTGTTCGTCTTTAAATAAATTGAGAATTTTATCTTGAAAAGGATATAAATTAAATAAGATCCTACCCCTAGTAGGGTGTTGTATATGACAGTACCTTCTCATAAAGTACGCCGGATCTTTAGCACATTTAATATATTCCTGTGCTATTATCTTTTTTATATTCTGTGACATAACTATTTGATTCCATTTGTAAATATTTGCGGACCTAGTTGATTATACCTAATAGGGGAACAGAATTTTGTTGGATTTTGTTTTATATAATCTACGCTTTGATCATAGTTAAATGATAAGTAATTCCCAAAATTAAATGCAGTGTCTACAAATATGATATGCTTTACTCCTTCACTGTACCAGTAGTTGGTAAGATATGCTACTCTTATGTCAATACCTAGGTTATCTAAATTTGTGATGGTATTTACAGCTTGTTCAGAGTATACTTGCTTTAAGTCATCTTTTAAAGCTGCCATTATGGTTTCTTTGTTAACACCTTTTTTTAGTAAAGCAGAGCATAAAAGTTCTGGGGCATTATATAACTGGCTACCTTTTATTTTTTCATCTTCTATTTCATTTGCAGTAGCAAGATCTAATAATTTTTTACCGCCGGTAAACACATGGTCTCTTTTTCCTAATCTAGCTCTTGAACCTTTAACTTCTAAATATCCATTCCAATTTAAATCTCCTTTTTCTCCTTCCATCATAGTAACATCTTTACAGAGAGTTGCTATTCCTACTTCAGCTTTACCAACTCCTCTACCTCCTTCTGTACCTCCTAGCTTAATTAGCGCATTTGCTGATTCTACAGATACGATACTGTCAAGTTTTGAGACTAAATTACCACTAGATCCTAAAGAGCTAAAACTTGGAAGATTATCTAGGTTATCCATATACTTTTCTAAATCTCCATTTTTAGATAAAATATTGAATATGGCATCTGGTGCATTAGTATCTTCCAAGGTGTTACTGTTTATATTTTGCTTGGCGATATATTCATCAAATGGAGCTCTAAACCTTCTACTATTTACGTATCTATTTAAAAATTCAACAGCTTCAGGGTCATCTTTTATCTTCGATATATTTACTTGCAATTGAGAATAAGGTGATTCAGTTTGTTCTACTAACTCGGCTATAAGTTTATCTAATATAGCTTTATCTTTCGGATTATTAATATCCGGAACACCTGATTCAGTTCTCCAGGCCCATTCAGTATAGAGCTTGTCTGTTATATTCATTATGCTTCTGGTTCTTCTCCTGCTTCGAAGTCTACAGGTTCGT